TATTAGTAGCAATGGATGAGTATGTCAAAACAGAGGATTTTAGACCCTTAACAGACGATGAGGTGATCATGGGTATAGAAGGAAAACGATTCATTGAAGCAATGAAAATGTCTACAGGTGTTGGTTTCCCACTATTCGGCCCAAAAAGCAGATATTTCCGCGATGTCTATGAGAACGGTAGGTTGAAAACGCGTGTCCCATCTCCAGTTGTACAAGCTGAGTTTTTACGCATTAAACACTGTTTCCTCAAAGGTGAAAGAGCATACCCAATATCATGTGCCACACTCAAGGATGGACCAACAGATGATGGTTCAGAAAAGGTTCGAGTTTTTCAAGCCGGGGCTGTAGCTTTTGGTATGTGGATTCGTAAATACTTTTTACCGATTGCTCGCTTTTTGTCTTTGCATCCTCTACTATCAGAAAGTGCTGTGGGCATAAATTTTTTCTCTACAGAATGGGAAGAAATGATGGATTACTCAATGAAATACGCAAGTGATTCCAAGGCGTTGGCATGGGATTACAAGAAATATGATGTCTCTATGAATGCTCAAGTTACACGAGGAGTTTTAGTATCGTTTATTGAACTTGCTGAAAGAGGAAGGTATGCACAAGAGGACCTGTTGTTCATGAATGCCATGATTAACGATGTTACACATCCACTCATTGATTGGAATGGAACGTTAATTATGGCCTACAGTATGAACACTTCTGGTAATAATATCACAGTGAACATCAATGGGACTGCCGGGTCGCTGTACGTGCGTATGGGCTTCTTTCACTTGTATCCAGACGTTAAGGATTTTCGATCCTGCGTGGCAGCAATGACATACGGTGATGATTTCAAGGGAAGCGTTAAGAAAGATTATAGGCGCTTTAACATAGAGACCTTTGCTAGCTTCTTGGCTGAACACAACATGCGCATCACTTTGCCAGATAAATCGGACAACATGGTAGCTTTTATGGACGACGGAGATGCTGATTTCTTGAAGAGAAAGTCTAATTTCATTCCCGAGATTAATTGCAAGATTGGATGTCTTGATGAAGAGTCCATCATTCGGCCGTTGCACTGTAACATGAAATCTCGAGAAACGAGAGAAGAGGTCGCTGCTAGCTGTGTTGAGACAGCTATGCACGAATGGTTTGCTCATGGTCGTGAACACTACGACATGCGAGCCACACAAATGAAGGAGATCTGCAGGCGTGCAGATATTCCAGTTCCAGCTTTACATATAACCTATGATGAGAGAGTTACAAGCTGGCAACAAAAGTATTGCCCATCAGTATAAAAATGCACATATATACATTTACATATTCAATATTTACGTACCCTACATATATATACACTTTCCTATTTACATTGAGCGTTGTTCAGATCCGCATAGTCTAAGATCTGATTTACATGATGGAAG